ACAACTTGAGGAAGAAAAGAAAATCCCTACCGATAAGCTAACCTTTAATGTTTTCTTGAAGAAATATAACCAACAATATGGCGATGGACTTCTTCAAGAACAAAAGATACTCCTTAATAAATATATTACGTCTTTTTCAGATAACGGACTGGGATTAAAAGTTTTCCTAAATGAAGAAGTTGGACGTATCAAAACAAAACTTAAAAAAACACTTGACACTGAAATTGTAAGAGAAAACGAACAGATTAAAGAAAAAGTTTTTAAAGTCACCGAGATTGTTGAATCTTTTAAGAGTAAACCCGTCACTCAAGACGTTTTAAAAAGTATTCTTAAAATACAGAACTTACTAAGTGAGCTAGAGACAAATGACTAAACAAATCAACATTACTTTAAAACAAAAAAAGCTTGTCGAGGTTGCTTTAGATGTCAAAAAATCTCTTGATGGAAATATTATGATTTTTGATCATAAAGATATTGATATTGTTATCATTCCCGAGGGCAAAAAGGTGGTCACCTTTCCCAAGAGCGAATACTCTAAGCACGTCTACCCTACACAAGATAAGTTATTTAATTATTTAAGGCGAGATGGCGTCATTAAATATGACAGTATTAGAGGTGGGAATATTTTTATGTCTATGGAAGCCATTATAGCCGAGTCTGAAGAGGTGAACTCTATTGATGCAACGTTGTACTCTATTTCCAAGTTTATGATAGGAGAGAGAGAAATATTCGACTACGAATACGACATGACACAACAAGAAGAAGATTATCTGACAGAACCTACGCCGGAGGATTCTACTGCACTGGGCGAGGTTCCCCAAGAACCAAGAAAGGGCAGTATCATCCCAGGAGTTAATCCCTACGGAATGCCTGGTCAGTATAACATGTAATTAAATGGATTTAGTTTATTTTATTCTATGCGCCTATGGAATGACGCAAATCATTCTCTACGGCTCAATATTCAATAAAATCCGACCTTCCAAAGATTGGCTCGGAGGTTTCGGAAAATTATTTCACTGCGCGATGTGCATGGGCTTTTGGGTAGGGGTTTTTCTTGCTTTTTTAAGTCCTTTTTGTTCTTTGTGGCAGTATGAACTTGCAGTTGCTAATATTTTTCTTTTAGGGTGCCTATCGTCGGGAACATCGTATATTTTAAACCGCCTTGTGAATGACGACGGAGTTTCTATCACTTTAAATAAAAATGAATGATGCTTTAAGTGCTTAAAGATACTATTTATTGTGGTATTTTATATTTAGGAGTCTAATAAAATGCAAAGGCAAAACATCCCCCAAGTTCGACGCTGTTGCAGTGGAAGCAATATCAAGCAGGGGTGAGCCCTGCTTCTTTTTAGGAAATAAAATATGACTAAACAACTTATTAGAGAATTTTATGAACTTTGTTCTGACGGGAACTGTGTCATGGATGTATTGACCGAAAGCGAAAGAATCCGTCGTGATAACGGAGCAGTGTTTCTTGTTGGTATTTGCCAAAAAGCAGGCACAAAAAACGGAAACGGTAGAGTTTATCCTAAAAACGTCTTGGAACGAGAGATAGAACATTACCAGCAACTTGTTCGCGAAAGGCGAGCCCTTGGAGAGCTTGACCATCCAGACGATTCTGTTATTAATCTTAAAAATGTTTCTCACCTTATTACAAAGATGTGGTGGGACGGTGATAGTGTAATGGGCAAGATCGAAGTTTTAGACACTCCATCTGGTAAAATACTCAAAGATCTTTTAAGCTGCGACATCAAGCTGGGTGTGTCTTCCCGAGGCATGGGTTCTGTTAAAGAATCTATGGGTGCCCTAACTGTAGAAGACGATTTTCAACTTATCTGTTTTGATATGGTAGCAGATCCTTCAATCGGAGAGTTTATGAACCGCACTTCCGGTCTGAATGAAAACAAAAACCCTTCTTTCATAAAGGAACTTACCCAAGTTGATAAAATCAACTTTGCTTTGAATGATATTTTAAAGGAAACGAAATGAAAAAAGCAGAACTAAAAAGAGCCTTAAAACCACTAGTCAAAGAATGCATCAAAGAAGTTCTCTTTGAAGATGGTGTATTGTCTGGTATTATTGCCGAAGTCGTCACAGGTCTTGGAGCAGGTCAAGTTGTCATGGAACAAAAAACCCAACAAGTTGACCAAGAAGCCCTTCTTCGCGAAAAAGCAGAGAAGATGGAAGCTCAACGACAAGCAAAAATAAAAAGACTCAATGAAAGTTCTGGTTTGGGTAAGAAAGTCAATGTATTTGAAGGCGTTAAGCCTATGCAAGAGTCCAAACAAAGCGGTCCTTCTCCGCTTGCCGGGACAGCTCCAGGCGACAGCGGAGTTGACATTTCAGGCATTTTAAATGTCTCACGCCATAATTGGAAGGACCTCATCTAAGGGAAAACAATGGCAAAACCAAAAAATTTAGAAGTGACTCTTCGTCAATGCAAAGGAGACCAGAACAGATTAATTAAGCGATTTATCAAGAAATTTAAAAAATCAGGAATCCTTGACGAAGTTAAAAATCGCAGGTTTTACGAAAAACCTTCAAAGAAAAGAAGAAGAAAGAAAAATCAAAGAAAGAGAATACTTATGAAAGAACAGAAAAAATCAGGAGTTAAATAATGGCAACTTTTCAACAATATACACCAGGGCTAGGCAGTGTAGGTAATTATCAAGTGGCAGGAGTTCCTTGGATAACAAGTTCTGTTTTACCTCCAAGCGGAAATACAGATGGTTTAAATAGCAGCACTCACCATATCAAGTTTCCTTATGTGACAAAAAGCTTTACTGTCTGCAATATAGGACAAACTGATATTGATGTTCGACTTGCAAACGATCAAGGCTCTATTGGCATTACCAATCAAGGCGGACACGCCTTTTTGATTCCAATGTCAGGTACGGCAACGTCCAACAGAAGAGCTGAGTTCACGTTTGAAGCAAAGGTAAAAGAAATATTCATCTCTAATCGCGAAAGCGCAATAGGAGCTTTCCAGATTTTTGCTTCTTGTACTAGGATTGATCGCAAGCACATGTTTGAACTTACAGGCTCTGGGGTCAATAGCGAGCCAGGTGACACAACAATCACACCATAAGGATTTTTAAGGAAGAATAATGCCATCATTTATTGGAGCAGGAAAGTTTTTAGGCTATTGGAACGCGAGCACAAATAGTGGCTCTGCGGCTGATTTAGCACCTCCTTTGCAACCTCTTTTGGAAACCGGCGGTTATGACAGCAGTACAAGTCTAACGCCTTCTGTAGGAGACTACTGGCAAATAAACACTGCCGGAAACAACAGCGGAACGGCTATTGATGGTATTACTGTATGGACCGTAAACGATTGGATGGTCTATACAGAAGGAAACAAGTGGGAAAGGTTAAGCGCTAGCGATACTGTAGCAGCGGTAATGGTTGGTGATGCATCTTTCCAAGGATTAAAAGACGCCCTATTAGCATCAGGAAGCGCCACCGCAGTTGCTGCTACCCACCCAGGCGGCAAAGAGGTTACGTTCGTCGCTTCTAACAACGATGGCAAGTATTTTGACGGTGACCCTCGACTTACTTATGATACGAACGCCGGAACTCTTTATGTTACTGGAAATATTTTTCTTACCGGTACTCTAGAAGCAAGCATTTTTCACACTACTACTGTTTCTTCGAGCGTTATTTACGAGAGCGGCTCTACAAAGTTTGGTGACACCAACGATGATACACACCAATTCACGGGCTCGGTT